TGGTCATCCGAAGGCTCGCTTTTTCGCTAGCGCCAGAGTTTAGAGGGTGTAAACCGTTGCAGCGCAAGGGATTTGGGCGGTTGGGTGCAGATAATTAGGGCTTAGAGGGTTAACTGGAGTTTAGTGGGAGTTAAGTTAAGCGCAGTTCTACTTAACTCGGTGCTGATTACGTTCGCAGAACTTGCGATCATCAAAGGTTGTACGAAAGCCGCGGTTACACATGCGAGCAAAAGCAGGATTGCGGCTGCTGTTGTTGAGCAGGATGGGAAGCGGTGGCTAGATCGCGATTTAGCGCTTGAGCTGTGGAATAAGAACACGCTGCGGAATAAGCAGGCGAAGGTGAGCGAGCCGGATCTGATTGATGAACCGCCGAGGGATGCAAAGGAATTAAGAAGGCGAGTTGATGCGCTGCCTGATGATTCGATCCCTGATCTGAATGAGAGCAGGGCAAGGCGTGAGCACTATCAGGCCGAGCTTGCAAAGCTGCAGGTAACTGAGCAGCGCGGGAATCTAGTGCCGGTTGAGGAAGTAAGAAAAGAGAGCTTTGCGTTAGGGCGAAGCGTGCGGGAGGCTTTGGCTAACTTGGCTGACCGTTTAAGCAATCAGCTGGCGGGTGAAACCGACCCGGCGAGGATCCATCAGGTTTTGACAGAAGAACACCGGGCGTGTCTGACGGAGCTGGCCAATGGTTAATGCTTGGCGCTCTGGCTTTCTGGAAGGGCTACGGCCTGAAGAACCGCTAACGGTTTCGGAGTGGGCGGATAAGTATCGGAGGTTAAGCAGCAAGGCATCAGCAGAGCCTGGGCCGTGGCGAACTGATCGGACGCCGTACCTGCGGGAGCCGATGGACTGCCTGAGCAGCGACAGCCCGATTCAAAGGGTTGTTTTGATGTTTAGTGCTCAGTCAGGCAAGACGGAGGCCGGCAGCAACTTTCTGGCATACGTGATTGACCATGCGCCGGGGCCAATGCTTTGCGTGCAGCCAACAATTGAGATGGCCAAGCGCCTGTCGAAACAGCGGCTTGAAAGCATGATTCAAGACACGCCGGTTCTACAGCAAAAGATTGCACCGTCGCGTTCTAGGGATAGCGGCAACACGATGTTTGCCAAAGAGTTCCCCGGCGGGATCATGCTGCTGACTGGGGCGAATAGCGCAACGGGTCTGCGGTCTGCGCCTTGCCGCTACCTGTTCATGGATGAGATCGACGCCATGCAGGAGATACAGGGCGAGGGCGACCCGGTGAGCTTGGCTGAGCGCAGGACCACGACATTTGCACGACGCAAAATCCTGTTGACCTCAACGCCAACGGTGCGGGACTTTAGCCGGATTGAGTCTGAGTTTCTAAAAAGCGATCAGCGGCACTTCTACGTTCCGTGCCCTGCCTGTGGTGAGTTTCAACACCTGCAGTGGGCAAGGCTTAAGTGGGAATCAGGCAAGCCTGAGACTGCGAAATATGAGTGTGAGCACTGCGGCGAGCGCTTTGAGGAATACCACAAGACAAGGTTTCTGCCGCAGGGTGAATGGCGAGGCCATGCGCCATCCGATGGCAAGACAGCAGGCTTTCAGCTAAACGGCCTCTATAGCCCGCTTGGCTGGGCGAGCTGGTCACAGTTAGCTGAGGATTTCCTGAGAGCAAAGAACGACCCAGCAGCGTTGCGCACGTTTGTAAACACTCGGCTGGCTGAGACATTCTCTGAGGATTACGCGGCCCAGGTGAACGCTGAGGGCCTGATGGCGAAGCGTTTGGAATACAAGCCGGGCACCTGCCCTGATGGCGTTGTGCTGCTGACTGCTGGTGTTGACGTGCAGGATGACCGCCTAGAGGTTTCTGTCTGGGGCTGGGGTAGTGGTGAGACGGGTTGGCTGATCTGGCATCAAAAGCTGATGGGTGACCCTACGCAAGTTGAGGTTTGGGGCCAGCTGGATCAGGTGCTGCGGACTCAGTGGGACACCGAGGGGGGCAACACGCTGACGATTGCGCAAATGGCGATTGACTCCGGCGGTCACTGCACGCATGAGGTTTACAACTACTGCCGCGACAGGATTAAGCAGGGAGTGGTGCCTATCAAAGGCAGCAGCAAACGCAGCAGCCCTGCGCTCGGCAAGGGGAGCCGTGTGGACGTGAATTGGAGGGGCAGAACCGTCAAAAAGGGCGTGACGCTTTACATGCTCGGCACTGACACGATTAAAACGACCTTGTTTGGCCGTATGCGCCACTCAGAGGGCCTAAGCAGTCTCAACTTTGGCTTAGCAGCTGATCAGGAGTATTTCCAGCAGCTAACAGCAGAAAAACAACGCTTACGTTTTCACCGTGGCTTTCCGATCCGTGAATGGGTCAAAAAATCATCTGCGAGAAACGAGGCTCTTGACTGCCTCTGTTACGGCTACGCAGCAATGTTGCTTTACTCCCGCCGCTTGCCCAAGTTGACGATGTGGGAAAACCTGGCGGAAAAGCTAGAAAAGGGCGACAATCGACAGCTAAAATCTAAGAAGCAGCCGCCTAAAGCGGCTAATTCCTACGTCAGCAGTTGGTAGCGTGAACATCCCAAAGAAAATTTACGCAGGCCAAACCATCAAATGGCGTGATGATGGATTCACAGGACCGTTAAACGAAAGCATTACATCTGGCGATTGGACCCTCACCTATTACTTACGGACTAACACCACGCACGAGGGCCACCAAGTAGCCGGCACGGCATACGGCACAGGTTGGGAATTTACGATTTCTGCCACTGATTCGGCAGATTTTGACGCTGGCGATTGGTTTGTATATGCAGAGGCAACCAAGGACAGTGAGAAGTTTCCGCTAGGCACTGCACGTTTAGAGGTTTTCTCGACGCTTACCTATGCCAGCGATGCGCAGCCCGCTGCATTTGATGGCCGCACGCAGGCTGAGCAAGACCTAGACGCAGTAACAAGTGCGATCCGCGCAATCATTGCTGACAAGGCTGCTGAGTACAGCATCGGAAACCGCACCTTTAAGCGTGTTGACCTTGCAGAGCTAAGGGTTAGGGAAAGTCACCTCAAGGCCGTCGTGGCCCGCGAGCGTAAAGCGGCCATGATTGCCAACGGGTTGGGCGACCCGCACTCCCTTTATGTGAGGTTTTAGAAAATGGGACTGCGTTCTGCATGGCGCGAGCTTTGGCGCTCTAATCCTTCCCCGATGCCGCCGGCACGTAGCCGCATGTTTGCCGGTGCGCAGGCCAGCCGCCTGACGAATGACTGGGTTACATCCATCACGTCTGCCGACCAAGAGATCAAAGGCAGCCTGAAGCGTTTGCGTTCACGGTCCCGGCAGCTGGTCAGAGACAACGACTATTGCAGGAGCGCCATCCGGGTTGTCCGTAATTCAGTCGTTGGCACTGGCGTTCGGCTGCAAGCGCAGGTAAAGCGACAGCGTGGCGGTCGGCTTGATACCAGACTGAATGAGGCGATCGAAAAAGCCTGGTCGGAGTGGAGCAGAAAAGACAGCTGCAACACAGCGGGTCAGCTCTGTTTTGCCGACATTGAAAAACTGGCCGTTTCGTCGATGTGCGAAAGCGGCGAAGTTTTCATCCGCATCATCCGGCAGAAGTTTGGGCGTTCAAAGGTTAGTTTTGCCTTGGAGGTGCTGGAGGCGGATCAGCTGGATGAGGATTATCAACACCCTGCTAAGACACCGGGCAACGTCTGGAAGCTTGGTGTAGAGCTAGACAAATTTGGCCGGCCTGTTAATTACGCCTTTTTGACAAGGCACCCAGGAGACACGGCGTTCCCAACCCATAACCCGGACAGACGCCACATCATCGTTCCGGCCAAGGATGTAATCCATCTGTTTGATCGCACCTCAGCACGACCAGGCCAGACCCGCGGTGTGCCTTGGCTTGCTAGTGCAATGCAGCGCCTGCATCACCTAGACGGATGGGAGCAAGCGAGCGTTGTACGCGCCCGCGCAAGCTCTGCACTCATGGGCTTTATTCAGTCGCCCGAAGGTGAGCTAGATCCTGGCGGCGAGATCTTTGATGAGCAGCGCGTCACTGGGTTTGAGCCTGGGCAATTCAAGTATTTGCAGCCCGGCGAGACGGTCACAATCCCAGATATGGACAGCCCAACCGGCGAATATGAGCCGTTTTTGCGGGCGCAGCTGCGGGCCCTGGGCGCAGGCGTTGGCTGTTCCTACGAATTGCTCAGCAACGATTACAGCCAGAGCAACTACAGCAGCAGCCGCCTAGCGCTTCTGCAGGACCGCGACAACTGGCGCAGCATCCAGCAGATGCTTAAAGATCAGTTCTACCAGCCCGTTTTTGAGGCTTGGCTTGAGATGGCAGTGCTTAGCGGCGCCTTAAATCTGCCTACTTACGAAACCGAGCCTGAGCGTTATGAGGCCGTTCGGTGGGTGTTCCGTGGTTACTCCTACGTTGACCCGCAAAAGGAAATCAACGCGCAGAAAGACGCTGTGCGCAGTGGCTTCAAAACGCTGGCTGATTGCGTCGCAGAAAACGGCGGCGATCTCGATGAGCTGCTGGTGGCCCGTCAGTCAGAACTGGCCAAGCTGGATGAGATGAACATCATCACCGACACCGATCCATCCGCTGTGAATGGCTCTGGCGCCAGCCAGTACAAGCCAGTCAACACGGTTGACGCTTTCGGTGACACACCGGCCCCAACGGGCGACGATGCCGAAAACGTAAGCGAGCAGGAAAGTGGCAACTATTGAAGGCGTTGAGATTAACCTGATGCCCACTGAGGGCATGAAGGAAGAGGCGCAGCGTTACCGCGACTGGAAGGAGGAAGGAAACGCAGGCGGCACAGAGGTTGCAGCACGCAGGGCAACTCAAATCCTGAGCGGCAATGAGTTGGCTGCTGATGTTGTGATCGCCATGGCCGCTTGGTTTGCCCGCCATGAGGTTGATAAGCAGGGCGAGGGTTTCTCACCTGGAGAGGATGGTTTTCCAAGCCCTGGGCGTGTCGCATGGGCGGCATGGGGCGGAGATCCTGGGCAAGTGTGGGCGTCTAATAAGGCGGATAGAATCAAAGAAATACGCGACCGAACAATGGCCGACGATTTGGAATTGCGTTTAGATCTACGCGCTGAACCTGGCGATTTGAGTGTCGGCGATTATGTCGAGTGGAACAGCTCAGGTGGAATGGCCAAAGGTCAGATTGATCGCATCGAGCGGGATGGCTCAATTAATGTGCCTGACTCTGAGTTCACAGTGAATGGCGACGAAGATGACCCGGCCGCACTAATCACAGTGTTTCGGGAGACCGACGAGGGTTGGGAGTCAACAGACGTAAAGGTTGGCCATCGCTTCTCAACGCTTACCAAGATTGAGGCACTGCGCCGCGGTCCTGCTCTCTATAAGCGAGCTGGTGAAACCCAGTTTGAGGAACAGGAAGACCGGACGATGGAGTTCAGCTTCAGCTCTGAGTATCCGGTAGAGCGTTCTTTTGGCTTGGAAGTGCTGAGCCATGACGACGACGCAGCAGACTTTGCCCGCCTAAATGACGGCGCACCGCTGCTGTTTAATCACGATATGGATCGCCCGATCGGTGTGGTGGAGCGTGCCTACGTTGACAAGGACAAAAAGAAAGGCGTGAGCCGTGTGCGCTTCAGCCGCAACGCATTTGCCCAAGAAATTTTGGCAGATGTGAAAGATGGAATTATGCGCAACATCTCCGTGGGATACAGGATTAAGGAGATGGAAGAACGCAATAGCGAGTTTGTAGCGACATCTTGGGAGCCTTACGAAATTTCGGTGGTTTCTGTTCCTGCTGACCCGCAAATTGGTGTTGGAAGATCATTGCTTCCAGACCCTATTATTGCTGAAGGAAGTGCCGAACAGGCACCGCCTGCGGCTCGCGTCGCACCACTCACCCAAACCTCAACAGAGAAAATGTCTGAAGCACCCGACCTGAGCGTGGTGCGCGATGAAGCTTCCAAAAAGGCTGCTTCTTCTGAGCGCACCCGCATCCGTAACATCCAAGAGCTTTGCTCTAAGCACGACCTGCGCGATCTGGCTGAGCAGCTGATTGACAACGGCAGCAGCATTGACGTTGCCCGCGCCGCAGTTCTGGATCAAATCGGCTCTAAGCCGGTTGAAACCGTTTCCCCTGTGGACCTGGACCACGGCACCCAGTCCCGTTACCAGATCATGGATGGCGTTCGCGCCCTGATCACTGGCGACTGGTCTTCCCACGGTGCCGGCCTTGTTCGTGAACTCAGCCAAGAAGTTGCCCGTAGCTCCGGCCTCACCGCCACCAGCGAGCGCACTTTCTTTGTTCCGTTCTCTGCTCTGAGCCAACGCGCCACCTATGTGACCTCTGGCGCAACCACTGGCGGCAACATTGTTGCTACCGATCTGCTGGCTGATGATTTCATCGAAGCCCTGCGGAACGCTTCCCCTGTGGTTGGCCTGGGCGTTCGCACCCTGACCGGCCTGATTGGTGATGTAGCAATCCCCCGCCGCTCTGGTGTTGCTTCCACCGCTTACCTGTCATCTGAGACCACTGCAATTACGCAGGCTGAGTCCACCTTTGATCAGGTGACGATGAGCCCCAAGAACCTGGCAGCCCTGTCTAAGTACAGCCGCCAGACTCTGCTTCAGGCCACCCCTGGCATTGAAGAGCTGATCCGTCGCGATCTCACCGATGGCATCAACACCGCCATCGACGCTGCAATCCTGAACGGCTCCGGTTCCTCCGGCCAACCCACCGGTATCCGTAACACCTCCGGCATCGGTAGCGTGGCCATGGGTACGGACGGCGGTTCAATCACCCTTGAGAAGGTGGTTGACCTGGAAACCGAAATCACCCAGGACAACGCAGCAGGCCCCAACATGGCCTATGTCACCAACGCCAAGGTGATGGGCGCCCTGAAGAAACTCCGTGCTGGTGGCTCTGCTGCTGGTGATGGCAGCTTCCTCTATAACGCCGACCTGACCGCTATCGGCCGCGGCCCAACCCCGCTGACCCTGAACGGTTACCCCATTGCCGTCACCAACGCTGTCCCCAGCAACCTGACTAAGGGCAGTAGCTCCGGCGTGTGCTCTGCACTCGTTGCCGGTGACTTCAGCCAGGCCATGCTTGGTTTCTACGGCAACGGCCTTGAGATCACCGTAGGCAACGATCAGGATGATTTCTCCAAGGCCCTGACTTCGGTTCGCGGCATCGTCAGCTTTGACGTTGCAGTTCGCCAAGCCACTGCCTTCGGTTCCATCGAAGACATCACCACCGCCTGATGAGGGGGAGGGGGCCGGCAACGGCCCCTTTTTTTACCTATGAAAATTCTTTGCACCCGTAACGTGATGGCCAGCGGCCAAGCCCTTGAGGCTGGCAGCACCTATGACGTGAGCGACAAAGACGCCCAGATTCTGATCACAATGGGCAAAGCAGAGCTTTCTGCTGAGGTTGCAGAAACTGAAGCAGAGCCCGAAACCAAACCCAAGCGCCGGAGGGCCCCTAAAAATGTCAACAGCTAGCGTTGCAGGCCGGGCTGAGGTTTTAGACCTTGCCCCCAATGACGTTGTTACAACAACAGGCAACGAGACAGGCGTAGATCTGCTCAGTTATGAGGGCAGCATGATTTGCGTTCTTGATGCAGAAGCAGGCGGCAGCGGCATTACTTACGCCGTCAAGCTGCAGGACTCTGCCGACAACAGCACCTTTAGCGATTTGTCTGGCGCAGCGTTTGACACCACATCAGCCAACGCCGCATCAGTGCAAAAAATCGCTGTAGACATTGATAATTGCAAGCGCTATGTGCGTGCAGTTATTACTGTCGCAGGTGGCACAGGCGCGGGCGCTGTCAGCGTCAAAGGCTTGGCTTTTCCTAAGTACGGCTGATGGCGTTTGATGCTCTTGCTGATGATCTGGGAGTTTTCCTAGATGACTTTGCTGTGTCTGCGACAGCAGGCGACACAACAGCAAACGTAATCCTGGACCAGCCCAGCCAAGTTTTGGCGGGCGATATGGTGCTTAGCACTGACTACCAGATCACAGCAAAAAACTCAGACTTTGGAACCCTTGTGGCCGGTGACAGCATCACAGTTGATTCAACTGATTACACCGTGCGCGAAACCCGTTTGATTGATGACGGGCTTTTGTGTGAAATCTCGCTGCAGAAGACATGACAACGGTTCGCGAAAATATTATTGAGGACATCATCAGCAGCCTGGCGGGCACGGCAAACGTCAGCACGCGAATTTACAGAAACCGGGTTGTGCCGCTTACCCGTGGCGAAACACCGGCTTTGGTTGTTGAGGTTGTAAGCGACACGCCAGAGCAAGCAACAAGCCTGCCAACGCTTGACTGGTCTTTGGTTGTGCGGATTGCTGTTGTTGTTCGTGGCGATGAGCCTGATGAGGTTGCAGACCCAATTATTGAAAGCCTGCACCCCAAAATTGTTGCTGACTTGACCCTGGGCGGTAACGCAATCGACGTTCAGCCGGGCCCTGTGACTTTTGAAATGGGCGACGCAGATCAACCTTATGGGGTTATTTCTTGCGAATATCTCGTGAGATACAGAACAGACTTTGACGATTTAACCTCTAGCCCCTAGGTATGATGTGGGCAATGTGTCGCACGGTTTAGGCAATGGCCAAGGTCACACGCAACCGCGGCGTCTTGGTAGAGATTGAGTCAACCTACGGGACCGACCCAACTCCAACAGGAGCCGCCAACTACATCAGGTGCCGGACTCTAGAGATTGAGCCGCTGCAAGCTGACACCGTAGAGCGCGAGACGATCCGCCCATATTTTGGCAACTACGACATTCTGCTGGCCAATCAGCGCGTGCAGCTGACCATTGAGGTTGAGCTGGCTGGCTCTGGCACTGCTGGCACTGCACCGGCTTGGGATCCGCTGATCCGGTCTTGTGGCAACTCAGTCACAACGGTTGCTGATACCTCTGTGACCTATGCGCCAGAGAGCACGACGCACGAAAGCTGCACCGTGCATTACTTCGATGACGGCATCCGTCACGTTGTTGTTGGTGCTCGCGGTAGCTGGTCATTGACTGGTGAGGTTGGCCAGATCCCGGTTTTGACTTTTACCATGACCGGCCTGTATGCCACACCGACTGACAACGCCATTGGCAGCGTCACTGAGCAAAACCAAGCCTCTCCAGTGCTGTTCAAAAACGGCAACACCACAAGCTTTGAGGTGTTTGGCTTCTCTGCTGCTCTGCAGTCTTATTCCTTCGACTGCAACAACGAGACCATTTATCGCGAACTTGTAGGCGGCACAAAAGAGGTGCTGATTACTGATCGCAAGCCCGGCGGCACTATGAGCGTTGAGGCTGTGGCGCTTTCTGATCACAATTTCTTCACTGATGCCACTGGCAGCAGCACAGGCACCAACACTTTCCAGCACGGCCAAACCGCTGGCAACATCTGCACCTTTAGCGCCCCTCAAACCGACATTGGCACCATCGGTTATGAAGACAGCGACGGGATTCGGATGCTTAGCCTGCCCTATGTGGCCATCCCGACTGCATCGGGGAACGACGAGTATTCATTAGCCATTACATAAAAAGTCAGCTAGGTTGGCGGCGAGTTAGAGCTTTTATGGCTTTTGTCCTGAAGAAGGCGAACACCTACAAATGGCCTGTGTCCGTAGATGTTCCGGTTGATGGCGGCAAGCATGACAAAGTGACGTTTGACGTTGAGTTTAAGGACCTGACTCAAAGCCGCCTTTTAGAGATTGCAGAATTAAGCAGCGAAGGCGGCCTGTCTGATGTTGACGTAGCCCGTGAAGTAATGACCGGCTGGGCTGGCATTACAGACGAGGATGGCAAGGAACTGCCTTATAGCATCACTAAGCGGGATGAGCTTTTAGAGGTGCCAATGGTTGCTAGTGCAATCGCTGGGGCTTATCTGGACAGCAAGCAAGGGGCTAAGCGAAAAAACTAAGCGAGGCCGTTGAGTATCTATTTAACGGCCCAGAGTCTTTTGATTTGATGGAGCAAGACGCCAAGGCTTTTGGCGTTGCTTTTGAGAAGCCAGACTCCGACGACTTTGAGGTGTGGCCCGATAACTGGCCTGTTGTCGAAATGTTTTTGCGTTGTCAGACGCAATGGCGCACAACTGCAAGCGGAGTTTGCGGCCTGGACTATTCAGCTGTTCAATGGCTGTTTAGACTCTATGAAGTGGAAGACTGCCGCGCCATGCTGGAGGGCTTGCAAGTCATGGAAGCTGCGGCGGTCAAGCTTATGAATAAGGAGCAGGGTTGATGGCTAAATCAGTTTTTGAAATGCTGGTTGCCGTCAAGACGAAAGGCGCCAACAACATTCGCCGGCTCGGCAACGAACTGCAAGGCGTACAGGGCAAGGCCAAAAATCTGTCGATGACGTTTGGCCGCATGGCCGGCAGCATCAAAGGTTTTGCCGCAATCGCTGGTGTTGCTGCTGGCGGTTCATTGCTTGCCAGTGTTTTTGGGTCAGCTGCAGAGCTACAAAGCCAGACCCGTTCGCTGGAGGTTTTGACTGGTAGCGCAGAAAAGACAAAACAGATTCTTGAGGGCATCAAGGCTTTTGGCGCAGCGACACCATTTCAGGTTCGCGAGCTCATTGATGTAACCAAAAAGCTCAAGGCATTTGGCATTGAGACTGATTCGCTAGTTGATACAACTAAGCGGCTTGGGGATGTTGCCGGAGCTACTGGCGCAGATCTCAATGGCATTGCGATGGCCTTTGGCCAGATCAGAGCCAAGGGCAAGTTTGCGCAAGAGGAAAACCTCCAGCTACTTGAGCGAGGCGTAGACCTGACGGGCGAGCTTCGCAAAATGTATGGCCTCTCAGGCGAGGAACTCGCTAAGGCAATGAGCAAAGGCCAGATTAGTTTTGAGGCGGCTAATCAAGCCCTAATCAAGCTGACTAATCAGGGCGGGCAGTATTTCAATGGCGCAATCGCGCAATCAGACACGTTGAGTGGGCGCCTTTCTACGTTGCAAGATGCGTTTACGACTTTGGCGCAAAACATTGGAATGGCATTAGAGCCTGTTTTTAACGGGATCTTGCAGTTCGTCACTTTCCTGACTAACAGCATCAACAACTTATTTAGAGAGTCAAAACTTACTGAGCAAGCAATTAAAGATCTTGGGTTTGACAAATTGCCACGGGGCCAGTTGCGTGGGCGCAGGTTTCAGGAGCGCATCGAGGCAAGAAAAGATGTGTTGCGTGAGGAAGGGTTTGGTTTGCCAGCTCCAAGGGTTGATTTAACTAAGCCTCCTGCCTTGTTGGCGGCAACAGCTGGAGCAGGTGCAGGCAGGGCAGCAAAGATCAAAGAGGAAGTACAGCAAACCGCTGAAATGCGGGATTTGTTAGCGCAAATCAACGAGGCCAGGGTTTCTGGCAATGTTTTCCAGTTGGCCGGCCTTGAATATGAACGGGATACTCTCAAAATTCTTGAGGCTGGGCTAACGGGCAATAACAAAGCCATTGCCATTGATCAAGCCAAAGCAGATCTAAATTTGCGTCTGCAGGGAATTTATGGGGTTAATGTTGAAAAAACAAAAGAGCTCAACAAAGAAACCAAAAAAACAAGCGATATTTTTACAACCATCAAAGACACAGTTGCAACCGGGCTTTCAAATGCCATTGAAGGTTTAATTGATGGCACCAAAACACTTGGCGAATCACTAAATGGGATTCTTCGCCAGTTAGGCAGCATGTTTCTGCAGTTTGGGATGAAATCGCTAATCGGCGATTTGTTTGCCAATGGTGCTGCTTTCCAAAACGGGCGTGTTACGCCTTACGCCTATGGCGGAATTGTCAACCGGCCCACGTTGTTCCCGATGGCCAATGGCATGGGGCTTATGGGTGAGGCAGGCCCTGAGGCAATCATGCCCCTACGCCGTGGCCGTGGTGGCCGTTTAGGGGTTGAGGCCGCTGGTGGCGTTGGTAACGTGGTTGTGAATGTTGACGCCGCAGGCACAACAGCACAAGGCGACCCAGGCCGCGCCAGGCAGCTTGGTGATGCTCTTGGCGCTGCTGTTAGGCAGGAACTGCTGAAACAAAAACGCCCCGGAGGCTTGCTCGCGTAATGGCTACCTTTCCCGACATAAGCCCAGATTTTGGGGCATCTAAAAGCAGTGCCCCGGCTGTTCGTGTCACAAAGTTTGGCGATGGCTATGAGCAGCGGGTCACGTTTGGCATTAATCAAAACCCGAAGGAGTGGCGTTTGCGCTTTGTCAATATCACTGAGGCAAACAGCGACACGATCGAAGACTTTTTAGACGCCAGGGCTGCAGATGCGGCATCGTTTGACTGGTCGCCACCTGATGAAACAGATACTTACAAATGGGTTTGTGACAGCTGGAATAAGACAATCCCCAGCGCAGGGCTCGCAACAATTGAGGCAACATTCAGACAGGTTTTTGAGGCGTAAATGGCTTTTACTGCTTGGGCTGCTAGCACTGCATTTGTTGTTGGTGATGTTCGTCGCGCAACGACGGTTCAGAGCAGCGGTCTTGTTTTCCGCTGCACGGTCGCTGGCACTAGCGCAGCGTCAGAGCCAAGCCCTTGGCCGATTGTCCGGGGCATCACGGTTGAAGACGGAACCGTTACCTGGGAAGCGGTTAGTGCTGTCGGTGAAGAGCTGAACAAGCTGGCACCTAGCGCAATCATTGAGCTGTTTGAGTTAGACGCAACGGCTTCTTTTCTTGGAGATACGACGGTAAGGCGATTCCATTCAGGGGTAAATGAGGATATTGACGGCGACATTGTTTGGAATGGCAACACTTACGAGCGCTATCCGATTATTGCTGAGGGCTTTGAGTATTCAGGGCAGGGCCAGATGCCACGGCCTCAAGTTTCAATCTCAAACACCTTTAGCTTGGTTACCGCGTTGATGCTGGATTTCAACGACTTGGTTGGTGCAACAGTTACAAGGATTCGGACGCTTAAGAAGTATTTAGACGCCTCAAACTTTACGAGCGGAACCAACGCCAGCGCTGACCCGTATGCAGAGTTCGCACGCGAGATCTACACAATTGACCGGAAGGTTTTAGAAAACCGCGATCTCGTTACGTTCGAGCTAGGCGCCAGTTTTGACGTTGCGGGCGTCAAGTTGCCACGCCGGCAGATCATCCAAAACATTTGCCCCTGGACCTATAAAGGCGAAGGCTGCGGCTATACGGGCACGAATTACTTTGATCACGACGACAACCCGGTGGACACCTCAGATGTTGACGTTTGCGGGCATCGCCTGACTAGCTGCAAGTTGAGGTTTGGCAGCAATGCTGAACTGCCTTACGGTGGGTTCCCGAGCGCTGGACTCATCGGATGAAGAAAGCAGCGAAGGCGAAAGCCAAGGCGCACGCAATCGAGCAAGCGCCAACAGAAAGCTGCGGCCTGGTTGTCATCATCAAAGGGCGTGAGCGTTATTGGCCTTGCAAAAATATCGCCACAGAAGAGGACCATTTTGTGATGGACCCGGCGGACTATGCCGCGGCCGATGATGCCGGGGAGATTGTCGCCGTTGTTCATAGCCACCCAAACTGCCACCCCGTCGCGAGCATGGCCGACCGGGCTGCGATGGAGGCCACCAAGCTGCCATGGCATATCTACGGCGTCGCCACTGACACTTGGAACAGCTACGAGCCCGAGGGCTGGAAGGCGCCTCTAGTGGGCCGTGAATGGTGCTACGGCACGCTTGATTGCTACTCACTAGCCCGTGACTGGTATGCGGAAAACATGGGCCTCAAGCTTGGGGATTATGTGCGGAATGGCGAGTGGTGGCTTAAAGGTGCGAACACTTTTGTGGAGAACTTTGCCAATGAAGATTTTGTAAGGCTTGAGCCAGAGACGCAGCCGCAGTGGGGTGATGCCTTGCTGATGCAGCTGCAATCTCCTGTGCCTTCACACGTCGCCATCTGCATCGGTGAGGATTTGATTTTGCACCACATGCGCGACCGTTTATCTAGTCGTGACGTGCTGTCTGGCTACTATGCAAAGAACACAACGCACATCCTGCGGCACCGGAGCCGGTTATGAAACGGGTGATTCTGCGCGGTGAGCTAGGCAAAAAGTTTGGCCGCTTTCATAGCTTCGACCTGAATACACCAGCAGAAGCAATCAGGGCGCTTTGTGCCAATTTTGAGGGCTTCCAGCATGAGCTAACAGAGGCTGGTGAACGCGGCATCGGCTACATGGTGCAGATCGGCAAGGATGCGATGGCATCACTGGATGAGATCGGCAACCCTACAGGCCAAGCCGAGGCAATCAGCATTACGCCGGTTTTGCAAGGTGCAGGTGGTGGCGGTGGTGGCATTGGCAAAATTTTTGCCGGGATTGCCCTTGTTGCGGCGGCAGTTGTTTTGGGCCCGATTGGTGCGGCTGTTGGTTTAACTGGTGGCGCAGTTTTTGCTGCAGGCACAGGCGTTGCCACTGCGATCGGCTTTGTTGGTGCTTCTTTGGTTTTGTCCGGCACCTCTCAGCTGTTATCACCGCAGATCACCGCAGATGCTGGTGGCGGCGGTTCGTTTGGTGCTGCAGGTGGCATCACAAGGCAGCGGGCTAGAGATTCTTTCGCGTCTGAGAACAACGAGGCCGCAGACAGCCGGGCCTCTTACATCTTTAATGGTGTTGTAAACCTAACGGCCCAAGGCTCTTGCGTTCCGATCTGTTACGGGAAAATGAGGGTGGGCAGCGTGGTTGTATCCGCTGGCATCACCACGGAGGATATTGATGACTGATCAAAACATTGCAGGCTCAGGCGGCGGCAAGAAGAAAAAGAAAAAAAGGTTTATTCCCCCACCGCCTCCACCGCCGGTAACGGTTATTCAACCGGTTCCGGTTCCGACGCAACCAGGCTCAGCGCCATCGCCATCAGATGATGCAAATACGCTTTTTAGCAGATCAAGCATCCGCATTATTGATTTAATTAGCGAAGGTGAAATTGAGGGCTTTGTCACTTCAGACGAGAGAAAATCTACTTTTTTAGACGACACCGTAATTAGAAACTCTGACGGTACTGACAATTTTATTGTGAGGGGTGTTGAGACTAGGGTTGGCACACAGGCCCAGAGTTACATATCTGGTTACCCGTCTTCGGAAAATGTTGTACCTGTGAATACAGCAGTCGGCGATGACGCAGGCGATACTGTTACGCGAACAGTCACCAATGATGAGGTTGATTCTGTTGTTGTAACGATTGCAATTCCCCAGTTATTTGTCATTAACAATGGCTTAAAAAAGACTGAAATAAGGTATCAAATTGATGTGCAACCAAGCGGCGGAAGTTATAGCACAGAGATCGACAAATCAATTAGTGGTAAGTGTACTTCTTCTTATGAGCGCTCCCATAAAATAAATTTAACAGGTAGCGCCCCGTGGAATATCCGCCTTAAAAGAGTTGCTGGCGAACATGACGGCATCACAAAATTCAAGCAATTAACCTTTCGATCGCTCTCAGAAGTAGTTGACTCAAAACTACGTTATCCGCTTTCTGCCCTTGTTGGCATGAGGTTTGAGGCCACGCAGTTCCAAGAGGTGCCAACTCGTGGCTACGACATCAAGGGGATCAAAGTACAAATCCCAAGTAATGGCACAGTTGACAGCACTACGGGGGCAATTTCTTATGACGGCGTATGGGATGGGACGTTTTCAACTCGTTGGACCACTGACCCCGCTTGGATTTTGCGGGATCTAATTGTTTCTGATCGTTATGGCTTGGGTCGTTTTGTTGATAGCTCCCAAATTGATAAGTGGTCGCTTTACGAAATTTCCAAATACTGTGGCGAGCTTGTTGATGACGGCGAAGGTGGCACAGAGCCCCGCTTTACCTGCAACGTCTATTTGCAGAGCCGTGATGAGGCGTTCAATGTCATTCAGGACTTTGCCTCAGTGTTTCGCGGAATGGCCTACTGGTCAGCCGGACAGATTGCTTTTTCGCAGGACAAGCCAAGCGACGCTGCGGCCCTGTTTACCAATGCCAATGTCATTGAGGGAAATTTCAATTACGAAAGCAGCTCATTAAAAGCGCGGCACACCGTTGCGCTTGTGACTTGGAACGACCCTGTGCAGGCTTATGAGCAGCAGGTGGAATATGTGCAGGATGAGCAAGCCGTCATTGATTACGGCATCCTTGAAACGCGCATTGCGGCCTTTGGCTGCACAAGTCGGGGCCAGGCGCACAGAATCGGCAAATGGCTGCTGTATCAAGAGCAAAACGAATCAGAGACAGTCACGTTCAAAGTTGGTTTAGACGGCGCGATTGTTCGGCCTGGTCAGATCATCAAAGTGATGGACAGGATGAAGGCGGGCGCCCGCAAGGCTGGCCGTGTCTCAAGCGTTAGTGGTACTGACATCACGATTGATCAGGCGATCACAGTTGCCGAGAATGACACCATCAGCGTTGTCCTGCCTGACGGCAGCGTTGAGCAGCAAACGATTGACGCAGCAAGCACAGGCACAACCATTTCAGTTGGCACTGCCTTTAGTCAAACGCCTGCCGCACAAACTGTTTTCCTGATCGAAACCACCGATCTTGTTACCCAGTTATTCCGCGTTGTTTCTGTTACCGAAGAAGAGGAGACTTTTCAAATTGTTGGCCTGAAGCATAACCCAGGCAAATATAATCACATTGAATTAGGCAACGTCTTACAGCCACGCCAAATTTCTGTTCTTAATGAAGACCCAGACGCCCCAAGTGGGATAGATATTGATGAGCGTTTGGTAGAGAGCGGCAACCGTGTTACTACTGAAGTTACAGTTTCTTGGAAGTCAGTCCCTAACGCCACTAAATATAAAGTCGCATATAAGCCATCTTTTGCGGATTCGTATGTAAACCTAGAAGACACTACCTATAATTCGATAACATTTAAGACTGATTACACCGGCAGCTTCAAGTTTAGGGTTCAGGCATTTACTGCAATCGGTCGCAGATCCAAGATTACACAGATCAAAAAAGATATTACAGGGAAAACGGCTCGGCCCGGTAATGTGCAGAATCTAAGCTTTGAGGCCATTGACACCAAGAGGGGCACACTGCGCTGGGATGAGACTGTTGACCTTGATGTGAAAGTTGGCGGCAGCGTCCACATTAAGCACTCAGGCAAGACTGATGGAACAGGGAACTGGAATAACAGCGTCACCCTGATCAAAGCTGTTGCAGGCAGCTCAACAGAGGCCACGATTCCACTGCTTGAGGGTGAGGTCTGTGTCAAATTCCGTGATGATGGAGGGCGGTTTAGTGAAACAGAGACCAGCATCATTATTGATCTGCCGGATACTTTAGGGTCTAAGACAATCCAAACGCGCAGAGAAGATCAAGATTCCCCGCCATTCCAAGGGCAGACAAGCAACACGTTCTACTCAGACGAATATGACGCTTTGACGCTGGACGGTTCTGATGACATTGACGATGTAACGGACGATATTGATGACGTTACTAGCATGGACTTTTTAGGTGATATTGAAAGCAGCGGAACTTATGAATTTGCCAATACCTTAGATTTAGGCGGCATCTTTAGCCTTTCACTGAAGCGTTACTTTGTAACCCGTGCTTTCTTGCCTAATGATCTTTGGGACGATCATGCAGACGATATTGACGATTGGGATGATATAGACGGCGATGACATCAGCAGCGTTGACGCAAAATTAATGATCAGGACTACCGACGACGATCCAAACGGCAGCCCAACGTGGAGTGATTACAAGGAATTTGTAAATGGCAATTTTAAGGCCCGTGCTTTTGAGTTCCGTGCTGATTTGAGCAGTGACGACACAGTTGAGAGCATTTTGGTTGATGAGCTGGGCTATGACGCAACCTTTGACCGTCGCACAGAAAACAGCGATTCAGCTGTGGCCAGTGGGGCTGGGGCCAAGGCCATTACCTTTGATGATGCCTTTTTTGTGGGCACTGCCTCGCTAGGCGGTCTCAATTCCTTGCTGCCGTCTGTTGGTATCTCAGCGATGAATATGCAAAGCGGTGACTACTTCGAGCTAAGCAGCATCAGCGCCACCGGCTTCACAGTGCATTTCAAAGACTCAAGTGATGCGAGTGTTGACCGTAATTTCAGATGGACAGCTGTTGGCTATGGCAAGCAAGGGTAAAGTGGTGTAAAAGTCACACGGTCCCAGCATAAAAATGGCCCAGCACGACTACGACATCGCCAACCAGTCTGGCGCGGCATTTAGAACTGATCTAAACAATGCCCTGGATGCCATCGTTACCACTAACAGCGGTGCAACTGAACCCGCGACGACGTTCGCCTTTCAGTTCTGGGCAGATACGACCGCAAATCAGCTCAAGATGCGAAATGCGGCGAATGATGCCTGGATTGTAATCCTGGAGACTGACGGCGAAGTTCCCGCCAAGACTTTCACGGGCAATATCACGCTTAACGCGCAGTCAGATGTTCGCTTTGGTGATTCCGATTCGAGCAATTTTGTTTCATTCCAAGCCCCTGCAACGGTTGGCAGCGATGTGACCTTTACGTTGCCGGATTCAGATGGCGATGCTAATGATGTTCTGACCACAGATGGATCTGGCACTTTAAGCTTTTCAACAATTGATACTGACATAAGAAATGCTGCACCTGAGCAAATTCTCGAAAACACCACTGAGGAGGATTTAGACGACAGGCGCGAAAGTTTAATTACATTTAAGGGCCAACAATCAGGCGGTGAAATTAGCACCCTTGCTCAGATTAGAGTTTCACACGAGGGCACAGGTGATGACGAAAAAGGGCAAATCATATTCAAAACAAACGACGGTAACGATGGGTCAAGCCCTACAAGTCGCGCAGTAATCGACAGCGCAGGACATGTAGGAATTGGCACCACCGACCCAGGTTATTTATTGGATGTGCAGGCAGATGGTGGTGGGGCTGCTGAGCGGATTCGTATTTATAACACCGGCACAACATCTGATGACGACGCAATCTTAATGATTGAAGCGGAGAGCACCACTGCTAAAAGTCAGATCTGGTTTGGTGATAGCGATGATAATAATGCTGGACAAATTAGATATAACCATAACGGTAATGAACTGGATTTTTTTCAAGACGCTGAGGTAAGAGCGAGAATTGCAAGCGGAAAGCTGTTTGTCCATAATACCGGCGCTTCTGGCCAAGCGGTGTTTGGAACCATTAACGGAAGTACCTTTGCGAACGCAGAAAACAATATTATTGTTTATGGGGACGCGGTTAACAATTATGTTCTCCTAAGAGCTTGCAACACAGCAGATGGCACCCCAGTATTTGATGTTTTGATCGACAACACGAGAAGGATTGAAATTGAAGCTGATGGCGACATCTACAACACAAATGGCACCTATGGCACAATATCTGACGCAAAGCTAAAAGAAAACATTGTTGATGCAGCGTCTCAGTGGGACGACATAAAAGCTTTGCAGGTTAGAAAATACAATTTCACTGAAGCAAGCGGCCTTCCGACAGATACAAAAATTGGCTTTATTGCTCAGGAGGTTGAAGAAGTTTCGCCCGGCCTGATCAAGACAAACCCTGATTTAGATAGCGACGGCAACGATCTTGGGACAAGCACCAAGGCAATTAAAACCACCATATTGTTCACTAAAGCCGTCAAAGCATTACAGGAGGCAATGGAACGCATCGAAACCCTTGAGGCCAAAGTCGCTGCACTTGAGGCGGCCTGATGGCAGTAAGAGCAAAAAGCGGAATATCGGGGCGGGTGCATACAGAGGGCCCGCCTAAAAAAACACGCCAAGGCAACGGGCAGCACAGCAAGCCAAGGCACAACAAAAAGCTGAAGCGTGGCCAAGGCCGTTAGGGTCACTGTCACATGCCAGTTAGCGCGTGGTGTGACACGTCGTTACGGTTTCGGCGGTTTTCCTTTTATCTAATGAAAAGCCTTCTGATTGGCGCTGCTAGTGCCCTGGCTTTCGCCCCTGCTGCGATTGCTTCCCCGTTTATCAACATCGAGAACAACGCTGGATTCAGCGGCGCTGGTGATGAGGGCCTTGATTTCGTCGGAAGTTCCACAGATTTTCACCTGGGCATTGAGGGCAGCAACAACAACGTGAGCGGCGGCCTTCAGGCTGGCCCCATGTTGGTGGCCCCTGAGAACGCAGAGACCACCGTTGAGCTGTCCGGTAAGGCTTTCGGTTCTGTGGCCCTGAGCCCCAAGGCTGATCTGTATGGCGAAATTAGCTTCGCCACTGCAGAAGAGATGGACTATGCAAACTTTGGCACCAAGGTTGGCGTTAAGTTCAAACTCTGATTACACTTAGCCCGTCTTCACACAGAGACCATGGCCCCGGAGCGCAAGCCGGGGCTTTTTTGTAGCTATGCAAAAAGCCATCAACGCTCTCGCCGTTATTTCTTTTGGCCTGTCGGCTGGTATGTCGGCCCTGGCGATCTTTGTGGCGTTGAACGCGCCCAAGATGAAAGAGGCGGCGATTGAGAAAATTCAGGCTGAGGTGATGGTCCTAGTGATGGACGCCACAGCCAAGAAAATGCAGGGCATGATGCCGGTGGAGACTGGCCCCGCCTTGCCATTCAGTGCCCAGTAACATTCCAGAAATAAAAATCCGGGAGATTCCAACTCCTAAGCCCCCGGTGATTCGGCCGGTTGGATTTCCGCGGCCTGTGATGAACTTGCCCGGCTGCGTTGCAGTGCATCCTGATGCTGGGCTGAATCCGTCACTGCTAAAAGACGACCCCAGCCGTACGGGTTTCGCTTGCCCTGATGGTGGCTTTCCTTCGTTCAACCCGATGGACTTCACACCGAGCGAACTAACAATTTTGGAGCCGCAGGGCGAGGCGAAGCAGCAGAAACCAGAACCACCGGCACCGCAAACGCCAAAGGTGCCGGAGATCCCAAAAGTGCAAGCCCAGGAGGAACAGCCGCCAGAACCTAAGCGGTCAATTCCTCAGCAGATTGTTGATGGCCTGCCAGAGGTGCCCGCAGTTGTCACCACGGCATCCATTGCGCTTGTGGCTACGACTTCCGCGCTGCTGGCCAAGCCGTTGGCTGACCTGTTGCTAAAGCTGATAAAACCAGCCATTAAAAAGATCGTCGCCAAGATCAAGGCGTTGCTAGGGCGTAAGGTTCGCGTTCTTTCTGTTCGTGAACGATGTCTGGCGCAAAGAGATAGGAATCGCGCGGTAATGGCTCTGCGTCGTTCTCTGGGGCGTTGACCTCGTGTTTATGTGGCAGCACCTGGCCAGGTTTGGGGATAACCATGACATCGGCACAGATTTGCGCCGCTTGGCTGCCTGGGCGGAAGATAACGCCTAACTTTGCCTGCTCGCCACAGTGCTTAAGCCGGCCAATCTCGTAGTCAAGTTTGGCGTGCGCCAGCTTTTGCTCCATGAGCTTCTGCTGGGTTTCGCCCAAGGCTTTACAACGGGCGGCCAGTTTGCCGTCTAGCGGGATGGAAAACGTGGCGCTGACCCCGTAGTTGATGGCGTGGGAATCTTTCTGCCCTGTTGGTGTCTCTTGCCAAAAGAGAATATCGCCGGGATTGTCCGGCACGTTGTCTTCATTGGCATCGAGCGGGTCATAGTACGGGCTGCGTTGATACTCCCGCCGCGGCAAGGTGTAGCTGTGGGACTTGGTGACAAACGGCGACACGCTCAGCGTTGGACCTTGGCAACTGATCTGATTTGGCCCCAGGTGATATGACGGCCACGGCCCGCCGGTCACTTGGATCGCTTGATTTGTTACTGATCCATTACTGACAGAGCTAGGCGCGGCTGTGGCGTTGACCTGGCCCCAGGCGGGCATCGGCAACAGCGCTAGGGCCCAAAGACCGAGGTGGAGTCCGTGACGGTTTCGACCGTCGTGGTGCGCTGAATGGTGGTGATTGTTTGCAGCCCCGGCCCGCTGTAATGCTCTGTAAGCTGAAATGCTGCGCCCTGGGTTTGCTGCTGATAAGTCGGCTTGCTGCTGAGCGGTAGCCCCTGCCACTGCGACTGAACGCCCTCCATTGTCACGCTCTGGGTTGTAGCTGCTTGCGGAATCAGTGCCCCGCTGCTGGTCACTCCGGACCCGCTGACGGAATAGGTGTAGCCAGTGGCGAAGTCTACGGATTTGATGTTTTCGACCACCTGCGTCGTGCTGCGCGTGTTGCTGGTTTGCGTGCCCGTTCTGAACTGAGGCACAACAGGAACCGCCGCCGCAGGCCCTGCCAGCAGCAGCAAAATCAGCAGACCGCATTTCACTGGATTTCTAGGCTTGTGATGGTCTGGCCAATAACGCTTGTGCCAGCCCCGCCAGCTGTAACGGTGACGGCGTGGCCATTCGTGACAGTGCCGGCCAGGCTGCCCGCAACACCGCCGCCGGTTGTAGTGGTTTGCCCCAGTAACGGCAGGGCAGTTACGGCGCCGCTGGTGAGGCTTGTGCTTGTGGTGCTTGTGCTGTCGCCTTCGGTGTAGCTCTGGCTAAAACTAAAAGCGTTGCCGCTTGTCGATTGTGAGGCCGTAATGCTGGTGATGGCCGGGACGCCGTTAGTGACTGTGCCAAACCCGCCAACGATTCCAGCCGTTGTGCCGTCAGTCGTCGAAACACCGGAACCGGTCACGCTGTAGCTAGAGCCCAGCCGGGTTGTTTGCGCTGCGGCTGAGTCAACGGTCAGCTGAACGGATGACTGAATTTTGTGGATTAGATCTGCCTTAGCCGGAGCGATTACGCCCAAGGCCAGCAAAAACAGCAGAGGGCGAATCATGACTGTTGCTTAGTGTTTGATGAGATTTTAGGCGGCTCTTTTTTTGCCGTGTTCCCAGTTTTGCGCTCAATGCCAAAACCGGCCATCGCGCCGGTAAGCAAAGAAGCCACAAAAGTTGAATCCATTTTCATTCCTGGAAATATGCCCAGATATGAAATTGTCAGCAAGGTCGCAGACCAGCCCAGAACAATCAACCGCACACCATCGGCAAGCGTTGGCCCGTCTTTCTGCTGTTCCTCGTCGTTGCCTGGTGTGTCTGCCATGATGCGATCAAGGGGAGCCGGTCATGATTGAAGTCTGGGCCGCGGTTTGCGGCGCGTCAATAACAGCAGCAGCACTTGGCTTCAGCGGTTTTAGCCGTCAAAACCAACAGGGCCGCGATTCGCTGGTGAGGCTGACAACGGCCGTTGATAATCTGACCTCAAGGCTCGACATCCTGCACAACGACATCCGATCAAAAGACGTTGAGGTTTTCGAGCGTTTAAGGAATCTTGAGGCGGCAGTGGCCAGGCTGGAAGGACCGGCAAAAGCTCCTTAACATGCGAGCAACTGTCAGGCCCCAATGATCCTGCTGCTTAAGCCAGTGATGCTGGCCTTTGTGAAATCAGACGCCGTAAAAAAGCTGATCGTTGATTGCCTTAAAAAGTTGGTGGCAAGCACTGACAACACTGTGGACGATCAGGCGGTGGCTTTTATTGAGGCCGCTTTGTTCCCCAAAAAAGAGGGTGAATGATGGCCGCATATCTCATCAACGTCTGCACTTTTATGGTGCTTTGTGGCCTCATGGTTGTTTTGGTTGTCGGTAGTGGCCGCGGCCTTTGGCACAAGGGTTACGTTTACGGTTCAGAAGCCTGCCGGGCTAAATCCCTAAGGTGATGCAAGCGGTTGCAGCTTTTATGGCGCTAAACCTGCTCCCCTTTTTCCAGCACTTTCAGGGCACCCCGTATCAACTAGCGGCAATTAAGCAGCTAGAGGAAGCGTTGCCCGCAGAGCTGCTGACCTACGACGCAGAGTGGTTTCAAACCTGGCGGGTAAGCGGCAAGGCTCAAAGCCTGCCTGTGCCGTATTTCACCCAAAACGATGACGGCCCGGAAGCTGCACGGCGTTGCTTTAGCTCGGCCGCGGCGATGCTGGCAGCTTTTTATGGCGTCGTTAGCTCTGATGATCAGTACAACCGCAACCGCGAACGGTTTGGCGATACCACCTCAGTAAACGCTCAGATAGACACACTGCGGGATTATGGCCTGCGAGCGGTGTTTATGTCCTATGGCAGCACCTCGATGCTGTTCGACCTGTTGGATCAGGGCCGGCCTGTAGCTGTTGGCATCCTGGCCAAAGGTGATTTTTCTAAAGGTGAGCAACCCTGGGGCCCAGGCCATTGGCTTGTGCTTACGGGCTACACACTCGACAGCTTTGTGGCCCATGACCCCCGCGGGCTGCCTGATTTGCACAAGGGCACGCATGAGCCAAAACTGAGCGGCGCTTACGTGCGGATTGACCGCAAAGATTTTGAAAAGCGCTGGATGATTGAAGGCCCTGAAAGCGGCTGGCTGATCGTGATCAACGATGACTAAAGCCTGGTTGCTTTGGGTTTATGTCTCGCAGTTTTGGTCTGTAACTGTTTTGAACTGTGCGCGGCCGGTAAATTGGGGCAACTGCTGGCCACCCCATGCGTGGCTTATTCCTGCGGTTGGTGACCTCTGGCGTGCTCGCACCCCTTACAAGACAGAGCGCGACCTTTTGCAGTCTTTGGAGGGCAAACAGTGAGCGATCCCAGCTGGATGCAAATCGAAACCAGCCTAGAAGAAGAGCTAACGCTAGAAAACGCAACCCGCTCGATTGGTAGTGAACCAGACGTTGAGAAAGTGCGGGAGCTTTGCCTCAGTCTGTTTCGAGCAAACTTTCATCATCGAAAGCTTTTGCTTCAGGCAGTGAACCGCATTGCGGACCTGGAAAACGACGACTGGAAGCGTTGAGCCGCGTTTCGTATTTTTCCAACATCCGGGTGTAATGCTTCCGCCCAGCCTTGAAAGGGGAAAAGTATTCCCCAGTCAAGATCAGGCCCAGTTCATCAAGACGCCAAAACGCCTCAAGCTCTGAGCTGGCCATCAAAAGGGCATATCAGAGGGGCTTGAGCTGTCGCTGCCCGGCTCAATAAATTTGCCCGGATTGATAGACCCAAACCATCCCTCATCGTCCACCTGGCTGGCTTTGCCTTTGTGGTAAATCTCAATGGCAGGCGCTTCCTTTTTGGTTTTTGCCTGCCAGTCGTAGAAATTGACCATCTTGTGATTCTTGGGGTCATCAGCCAGATCCATCAGATGTTGGGCATAAGCCGCGACAGACTCCACAGGGATCTGCAGGCGCAGGGCTTTGCCGCCTGGATTGTATTTGTCATCAGCGCCATTGCTGTAGATGTTGAATTTGCCGGCGAGCGGTAGAGAGGCACGCCAATCAGAAAGGTCGGGCATAGTCAGTTGAGGGGAGTGATTCCGTGGGTTTCTTCATAGGCCAGCACGTCGGCCAGGTAATACCTAACCAAAGGCAGGCGAGGGCCGCCAGAAACGGCCGCTTGCTTGTAGAAGGGAGGGCCGAAGCCCTCGCGCCTCCAACGTCTAACCGTGTCAGCGTGTTTGCCCCAGCGTTCGGCTAGTTGCTTTTCAGTGAGGAAAGGGCCTGAAGTCATTTTGCTAAAAGGCGTTCTTCAATCATTTGGCGCAGCTCTAGCTTTTGCGCGTCCGTGAGGCCGGTGGCTTTAGCCAGCTTGATATTGGCTTCGCCCAAGTCAACTTTGCTGGCTGACTTAATCCATTCCTTTTGCTGCTCAAACTTTGGCTTGGTGGTTTTCTGCTGCATAGGAGGCGCAGAGGCTGCCACGACATTTGCCTGGGTTTTGTCGTAAAGCGCCAGGCCAAACTGATTGCCAAAGGTCATCAGCGCCCGTTTGCGAGCGTCTGTCTCGGCTTCTTTAACGGCTGATTCGTGGCGATCACCAGCAGAACCCCCGCGGCCATGACCAGCGCCCCAGCCTTCGCGAATGATGCCGTCAACAGTTACACGCACCTTGCAGACATAACTGACGGTGCCGCCATCGTTGCCGACGCACTCCATGGAAACGGTTTCACTGGCCCAGCCGTCAAAACCAAAGATCCGGTTGGCTTCTGCAATGGCGTGCCAGCCCTCGATATAAGACAGCGACCGGCCACCGCCCCCGCTGCGTTCTTTGACTGCTGACTTTTGCAGTGGCTCTGATAAGAGCTGTTTTTGCTGTTCGTTCATTGTGGGTTTAGTTGTCGTAGCCCCAGCTCGGGAGGCTGAGGGTTTGGATTTCTGGGGTGTAACCGGGCCAGACCCCGCTTTGCTCGCAATCAGCAATCAGCCGCAATGCTTTGCGCCTTAGTGCAGCGCCTTCAGCTAGTGCCGGGGCGTCTAGTTCATAGACCCCGCAGGAAAACGGCCATTCGCGCTCAACAGCAACAAACACAAAGCGCTCAGCGCCTGCAAGCTGCATGTAGTGCGCGGCCTGCATGTGATATTTGAAATTTGCGATCTGCTTTGCAAAGTTGTGCGGGCTGGCTTTGCCCTCAGCCACGGTTTTGATGTCAACAATGACGCCATCACCAGTGAGCCAATCAAGGCGGCCCTTGATCTCTAGCCCTGTTTCCTCGTCTTTATCAAATATGGAAATCTCAGGCTCGCCAGTGCTTAGCAGTTCAGAAATAATTTCATTGTCGCCAATGCGAATGATGATTTCTCCTGCCTTGTAAGCATGAGCAGCGGTTATGGCTGTTTTGCCCTCTCGCTCGATCTCTGCTGCACGCTCTTTGCCAGCTTTGGTGTTGCGTGGGGGGCACACAACGTAGTCTTGAAAAAAACGCTCAGTTTCTAAGATTGCGGCGTGATAAATGATGCCGTCAATCATTGCCTGAGATGGTTTGGCCTTGTCTCGGCCGCCGCGAAACTTGTTTTCATACAGACGCGCAGCAGATTCAAGGGCGGTTTTGCAATCGCTCTGGCTGTAACCAGCGTGCGCTCTGTAAACGTCGAAGGGAATTTGCATCAGATTCTCGTTTTTGCATAGAACGCAGTTCCTGGCCCATAGGTGGCCTTTAGCTCGGGCCAAGTGCGCAGGATTTTGCCGATGTTGGCTGGATCAGCAACGATGCCAGCGCTTGCGAGGGCACGCATGAACGAGCCGCCATGGACTTGGGCAGCCTTGAAGGTATGAAAAACCTCTGATTGGGTAAGCATGGTTATTTAGCCAGTTGATCGCAAGCGGCCTGGATGCCGGCTTTGCAGTCGTTCTCAGTCATCACCTGCAGGCTTGCGCTGACGGCAAGAAAACAGGCGCCGCCGAAAGCAAGCATTGAGCAAAAGAACAGCAGTAGAGACTGCCTAGTTGCTGTTTGTGATTGGGCGCGGGTCATCGCCGGGAAGCTGTTGCCCGTTAAGTATGCCCACCATTTGCACAGGATTCACCCACCCAAGACCAGTGACAGGTTTGGCACAGCTCAGCCAGTCAATCCGGGCTGCTCATCCATTTCCTCAATTTGCATGTGCTCAAAAGCGAGCATCCCTAAAAGGGCGTTCATCCATTCCCCAGCCTGCACGGCCTCTTGCAACAGCGGACGGCCTCGCAATTTGTCGCCTTTTTTGTAAGCAGCCATTGCCGCATCAAAAAGCGCGTTGTAGCGCCCCCGGTGTTGTTCGATTTCCTCTAGGAGTTTTTCCATTTCAGATAATTGTTTTAGTGTTTTCCTGAGGTTCTGCGGCTACCTTTCCGGGCCGCTCCCAACCCCAAGACACAAGCCAGTCGCGCAATCTCTCGCCTGTTGGTGTTTTAGCGGGCCACCTAGCGATTTTCAAAATCTGGGAGTAGTTATCTCCCATCACTATGCGAGCGCTGTGCGGCTGCCAAATGATCCAAGTCGGGCTAGGGCCATCCTTGTTCCTCTGGCGCTCAATGGAGAGGCCAGGGCACCGGAAGATCGGGGAGGGCGTGCCGCTCATGCTTTCACAATGTCCGGCCAACATTCTCGCAGCTCCCAAATGGTGCGCACATAAAACTTGCCACCCGTTTCACCTGTTGCAGGATTACGCCATCCAGGCCGAAGAAACACCCACACATAGAGATCTAGATTTTTATTCCTAGAGCGCATCCGCTCATCCTCTAGATCTGCGATGCCGGGATGGTTAAGCGCCTCCCGCCAAGTCCTGGGCAGCGGTGGGGTCATCGTTTAGCGGTGTTTCTTTCATTGTGTGCGCCGCTAGTGGATCTGCCCCCAGTTGCCCCGTGGCTTGCGTTCGCGCAGCTGAAAAAACCCGTCTAGCTGTGGGTAACGCTCCATAAGCTCACGGGCAGCAAGTGCCGTGTGGTTGTTGTTGAGCTTGAGCCCGTTGTGGTTGCGGATGACTGTTGCCCGCTGCCAGCGCAAGACGTGGAAAAGGGCATCAATGCTCCAACGCTTGTGGCCTTGGCCGCGAAGGTCTAAGGCAAGCTTTGCAAGGTCTGGCATTAGCAGTGGGTCATCCTTTTTGGCCTGCTGCCAAGACAACTGGAGTTTGTCCATTTGTTGAATGTTGCGGCGGTGGATTTTGGGGCCGGGGGATGGATCGCGCCACTAACGCGCCCTGCTTTCCCTTAGAGGTTTTTTATGGCTTTCAGCTCTGGCATATCTCCCAGGAATGTCACAGCATCAGGCTCCCCGGCGGATTGTTAGAGAGTGTGGAGAACGATTGCCTTAAGTGCGCTGCCCCTAAGCCATTCAGGCTCTGAGGCCCCTGGTCTGATCATCTGGTATCTGGCCAAGGTGCGCTTATGCGTGTCTTTGCAGCTGACATAGCGCCACCCGTGACGGACTAGGCGAGCGATGGCGTGTTCTGCGGTGATTTGCATTGATCAGGTTTGGCCTAGATAACGGATGACGGTTGAGCGGGAAACACCGAGCTTTTGCGAGATTGCCAGCTTTGTCATGCCCTTGATCTTGTAGAGCCGATGGATTTCTGCGGCTGTTTCCTCAGGAATCCTGGGGCAGTATTTTTTGACATCTGAGGGGCGTTCGATCTGCTGCAGTCGTTGTGGCGGCATCCCGAAAAGCGGGTGCCTGGTGTTTGTTGGCGGATTCCATGGGGGGAGTTTTAAGACCATTTGAAGTGAAGGGCCCTTAGGGCCTCAGTCGATGTTGTTGCGGATCAGCTCGCGGGTTACTTCGCAGCCCATATCAGCTTGAAGCCAGCAGGAGCCGTAGCCGCTGACGAAATAGCCCCAGCCGAGAAGCTCAGAAGCCTGCTCAGCAAGCTTGACGTTGGCCTCACGCTGTTCCCAGGTAGCGCGGCCGTCTGTCAGGTGACCGATCTCGATCTCGCCGCGGTTTTGCTCGATGATGGCGGCCATATCAAAGCCAGCGTTGCGGAGGCGCTTGAGAACGGAAGGCTTGGAAAGGGTGCGGGTCATTGCTTGGAAGGAGTGGAGCCGTCTCCGGCTGATGTGCAAATCATACACCATTTGCCCACCTTCTGCACACCTTGGGACAGATGACGGGTTGGCATAAAAAAAGGGCCCGTAGGCCCTATTCCTCATATTCAAGGTCGTCGAGCACGTCGCTGAGGTGGTCAGCTAAGTGCCCGTATAGCTGCAGCTCTGAAATGTCCTCTGGGTTGTCGGCGAGTGCCTTTCCCAGGGCCTTCAGGGCCGCGATCACGTCTGGATGCATGTTTCAAGGTGCGAGTGGGGCCATCTCTGGCCGGATCCATTGTATCACTGGCGCCCACTATTTGCACACCCTGCGCCCTAATAGCTGGCCTCCAGAAACGCAGCCCGTGCCCGCTGCTCTACGACTCGGCGCAAGTGGGGAAGCTTGTCATAGACCAAGTGCATTGAGGAAACGATGCAGCAGACAGGCCCAACGCCAAAGTCTTCAACGCAGACGCGAATGGCGCCGTCTTCCAGCGTTTGCATGGTTTCCGTCATTGCAGGCCAGCCGATTCTCTGAAGCTAGCCCGCTTGATCAATGATGCTCTCAACAATGATCAAAGCACCGGGCCTTTCCCTTGGCCTGCAGTAACGACGGATTGCGCGTAGATCAACCACTAAAACATCATCTCTAAATGCAATACCTGTGAGACTGTCAAGAACAGCACGGGCGCCTTTGTCAACGTCCATCTTGATTTTGGTGTGATAGATCGGCGCGGACTTGCGCAATTCGCCATTGGGCGCATAATCCGCCAGCGGTCGCCTCATACGAAACTCAATCGCAACCCTGCACGGGCCATTAATCACATGGTCACAGCTAGCCCTGGCTTCCTTCCTTACCAGTTGACGCCAAGGCTCCAAACGCTTGCAGGTTTCGCGTAGAGCCCCGTATTTGGTCACAACTTTGCTGCCTTGGGGTGCTGGCTCCATGCCCTCAACAAGGATGGCAAATTTCATCGCAAAAAAAATGCGGGCTTCCCTTCCAAGGGCCCGCATCGCTCGACGTGCACCAACAATTTAAGACATGGGATTGATTCCGCAAGGCATGGTTTTCACAACGCTTCCAACTGCACTAAGGGGCAAATTGCAGCCCAATCAGTTGGCAGTTTTGTGGGTTGTTCAAAGTTACGAATTTGGCTGCCGTGGTTGTTGGCCAAGCCTGTCAACAATCGCAGCAGATGCAGGGCTGAGCGTACGGAAAGCACGCGAGACGCTCGGGCAGCTTGAAAGCCTTGGATTCCTGCGCCGGCAGAAGCGAGCTAATCCAGATGGCGGCCAGACCTCAAACCTCTATCGGGTCACGTTTGCGCAGCTTGTGAAGGAGCAAAAGCCAGTGTTTATGCCCCCGGCATCTCGTGCCGCCCCCCCGGCAGAATCTGCCGCCCCCCCCGGCACAGATCGACAGGGCCCCCCGGCAGGATATGCCGCCAAAGAAGATCCAATAGAAGAAGATCCAATAGAAGAAGGTTTAGTTTCTAACGAAACTAAAGTCGCTACAAAACCCAAAAAGCGGACCCGGCCGGAGTACAGCCAGACATTCCTCGGGTTTTGGAGCAGCTATCTCAAAATCCAGAAGCGAGCCAGCAGCCAATCCAAGCCCAGGGCATGGGATGAGTTCCGCAAGCTCTCCAGAGGCACCCAGGAGGCCCTAGAAGGCGCCTTAAGGGTGGCTATAGGGGCACAGGCCAGGGCAGAGACAAACGGGGGCTTTGCAGCGCCTTTCCCGGACTGTTTCCGCTGGATCCGTGATGGACGGTTTGAGCAGCACCTAGAAACCGCCACAATGCACGCCCTACGCACCCCATCTGCACGGGATACTCAAGCGCACGACTCCGACCCCTTCTGATGGCGCCCTCTCACAAGCGCACCCAATCTCGGCAAAACACAGACTTCTCAGCGCCTCGCGTTGAGTGCATGGCCTGTTACGACACAGGCATCGTCAACAACTCCGACGGCCTGGTTTGGAACTATCTGCCCGATTACGACATCGACCCCAACACAGGCAAACGCTGTGGCGGCTTAGATCTCGCGATCATCTGCCACTGCTCTGCGGCCTACGACACTTTTGACCACAACAACAGCACCACCCGCACCGGCTTCCGTACAAGCGACGAGGTGCGCACCACAGAGAACAACGGCCGCAATCAAGCCTTAGGCATCCTGATCAGCAAAGAGCACACCCGCGAAATTCACAGGGCACGCCGGATCTCTTGGGATCTGAGCGTCAAAGACATGCAGCGCGTGCGACAAACTGCAACGGCTGAGCAAAAGCCCCAGTTGCCTGCATACATTGAAAACGTACGGGCTCAGCTGCTCGACGCCAAAAACCTATTGCCTGCGGTCTGACTGAATGGATTTTGTATCAACCCGGCAGGGCCCCGTAGTGGATCGCCTGCTGAAGCTTTGCGATGAGACCGGCGCCGTCATGGCTGCCGTACAAGACAACTCACAAGAGGAACAAATCAGAATCCCTCAACGTGTGATTACTAAGCTCAACATCCTCAAAAAAGAAATCAACAATGTCCTCTCAGAATCTGTCTAACAAGTTCACCATTCAGCTAACAGATGAGCAGACCGCTGCCATTGATCGCATGGCTGAACGAAACCAAACAACTAGAGCAGCAGAAATTAGAACTGCTGTAGAGCGTCATGGCACTATCAGCCCTGATCGGTTCAACGCGGTTTCGCGTGCTATTCATCAGCAGTTTCATGGCTACCTAAGCCAGTCTCAGGCCACGCACATCGCAGCGATAGCCGTAAACGCCATTTACGCTTAGCCAACCTGCAGGGCAGCTCATGACACGTCTACAACTAGACATAAAATCCGAGCTGCCTAAAGCAATCAAGTGGACGAACGAGCACACCAAACAGCTGCCGTTCTCTATATCCCAGGCCATTAACGCATCTGTGCAGGGCTCTAAGTTCCTCGCAGGCAGCAAACAAAAGAGCGCACTAAACGCAGCAGCTGGCTCTATGCCACGCTTCCTAGACAAACCCAAGCCACAAACAGCAAAAGGCTTACGCGCAACAGCTGCAAACAAACGCACGCTGGCATCTTTGATCACGCCTAAGGACAAACCCTGGAATCGCAACCGTTACATCTCGGGCAACATCTTTGGTGGTAACCGTGCGCCCAAACCGTTTGAGATCGCGTTAGCTGCTAAGTCACGCGGGGAAATCCCACGCGGTTCACGCTTTGTGCCAACAGGTGCAATCAAACCAAACCAATTCGGCAACATCAGCAAAAGCAACCTCAACAAGATCATCAACAGCATTGGCACCACCAACCAACGCGGCCAAAACATATTTGTTGGCAAGCCAGTTGGAGGCGGTAGACAGCCAGGCGTTTACAGACGCGAACGCAATGGCAGGCTGCGCCCTCTGTTCCTCACTGAATCACAAGTCACCTACACCCCACGTCTGCAGATAGTGCCGGTCATGCAGCAAAAAATATCCACAACCTTTGGCCCCTACCTTCGCTACCTCCTAGCTCGCAACGTGCGCCAGGCTCTGGGAAATTAGCGGGTCCTTCTGGGGCAAACTCTCGCGGGTCATCCGAAGG